TTAGGCTTCTCTCTCATATACCAATATTTTATCCCGATCTACAGAAGAAACGGCAAAATCCTTCAATTGTCCTTCCTCCACCAAATCAACCTTACGATGCAACAATTGGCTTAGAGCTTCCACCATACCCGCATACTTGAATAATGTAATACGAGCGTGGGAGTCAAAACGAACCAGAATATCAATATCGCTATCCTTCGTCTCCTCTCCACGTGAACAGGAACCAAACACCCATGCTTTCTCTATTGGTTGCAAAGAGAAAAAGCCTCTTAGCTTATTAATTATCTGTTGTTTCATCTTTTAGTGATTACCTTGCGCAAATATAAACAATATTCTCACCACAAGAAACAACCTGCAGTAAGAAAACGCTTATTTTATTTACTCTCTCTTTATACAAGAGACAAAAAAACGTTTAACAATAAGGAGATCAACTTACTTGTTTTGACCAAGTTTGATAAAAAAGAGAGGAAATAAAAGTAGTCTCGCCGGGAATCGAACCCGGATCTAAAGTTTAGGAAAGTCTTGTTCTAACTCTAATAATCAGTGGATTACAACGGATATTGTGATTTTTGTAGAATATTTGTAGAAATAGTATGATAATTAGGCTTTCTACAAAGAAAATGGAAAACCCCACTTCTACAAAAAGAAGCGAGGTTTTCACTAATGCAACACCGATATAAATTCGGCACTGCAAAGATACAAAAAACGTGCGTACTTCTCAGTATGCACGTTCTGAAATGAAAAAAGTATTCTACAAAAGCTATTTTTTTAGCTCTATATATTCAGTATATGTAATTTTGTTGTGTGGATTTGAATTTACAACATCCATCTTTATAGCCTTCACCCCAAATCGGAAGAAAAGAAACTTTTTCGGTATCTTGTGTATGATATGGTGTAATGTATCGGCACTTTCTATCTTAGCGAATAATACCCCTTTATCAATAGTTCCCCTTAAATCTATCCAAGAATCACGCCATCGAAAATTTAAAAGAGTATCAAGCTGGTTGCGATACACTATGCTATCACGTACTTTTGTTTCTATTTCTATTTCCGTTTTAGTGGCTGTTGTTGTAGCTGCCTGAATGCGTTTGAGCTTTATATTCAAATCATCTACTGTTTTGGTAAGATCCTTGTTCTTCTTTTCCAACTCATTTTTCGTCAGTTCCAGCCTTAAAACAGAAGTAGCGTTTTTCCCTGCTTCCGTTTTGTAGTGTTCCACATCTGAAAGTAATGCTGCTTGATTACTATCCAAGCGATCACGTTCTTTCCTTACGCTATCCAATCGTTTAAACAGAAAGATATTTGTTCCTACGAGTAAAACAAGCGCAATAAATAAAAATTTACGCATACTCTTCTATATATTTAAGGATTGAATCAACGTGCAACTGGATAATTTGAGCCTTTCCTTCAGGAGATAGTAGAAACTTGCAATCTGTTTCATTATCCATAAAGAAGTTTTCCGTTAAAACAGCCGGGCATGAAGTCTTTTTGAGAATGTAGAAATTATTTTCCCAATCTCCATCCCCATCCGACCAATCACCTCTAATTTTCCAAGTTCCTCCAAACATTCTATTAGCCATATCCCAAAAAACTTGCGCCAAATCATCAGCTTTTGTTTTTCCAGGACTGGTATGTATTTCCCATCCTGTACCCTTGCCAGTTCCAGAAGCGTTACAATGAATAGAAACAAGAAGCGTTTTTGTCTTACCGTATCGGGCTGCTATCTCGTTTGCTCTTCTGGCTCTTTCTGCTAAAGGTACGTCTATATTTTCCTTTACCAACAATTCAGCATCTATACCTTTTGCTCGTAATTGGTTATATACGCCTTTGGCAATTTCTCTGGCATATTCCCACTCAAATAACTGTGATCCGTCCGACCACTTCGGAGATCTTTTACCTGGTGTATTTTCTCCGTGTCCGTTGTCTAATAATACTTTCATACGTTTTTATTTTCATTTTTTTCGCTTAAACATTTAGTTACTCCAGCCGAAGCAAACAAAGCAGTGATAGCACCGACAAAAGCCGATAATCCCATAAGATCGGTTTTGATAGACTTGTTTACGATTACTTCATAAACCAAAATAAAACCGACAATAAGCAGAAGGAAGCACCCCATTAAGGTAACGGCAACAAGAAAAAAACTCTTGCTACTGTGCCCCGATCCATTTTTGATAAGTTCTTTCAGATATTCTGTTACTCTCATAACTTGCGTTCTTTTACTTCTGGAAGGATATACTGAATGTGCATGGCTGCAAAATGAAGTTTTTTTCTGATTGCTTCCTCATCAAAATCATCAGGGATGGATTCTGTAAAATCACAGACCAAAGAACCAACCCAATCATGGGTAGTATCATGTAATTTTTGAACGATTAAAGACTGTGTTCCATTGGAGCTAAACATAGCCTTTGCACGTGTTCCATCCAAACTATCAATATCACGTATCAGCATAAGTTCATTTCGAGCCATTGAAGCCGTAAACTTTGGAAGTTCAGACATCTTAATATCTTGCCAAAAGTCACTAATACGGGCAACCCCTTTAGCGGTAACTTCATACAAGATTGTGAGATAATGATTATCTCCTAAAGGATATGGTTGTATAATATACACACGATCACATGAAAGATCATTCAATACTTTATGAATTTCACCATACACACGAGCAGAGTTTTCACTTCTGCGAGTGCTTTTTCTTTCTAATTGTCTTTCAAGTTCTTTAGCCTTAATATCAGCAAGCCGATTATGCTTTAACTGATTATACGCAAACCAGCCCGTACCTAAAGCTGTTATACACGCAAATAATGCTGCCCAATCCATATTTTATTAAGTTATTGATTAATAACTGCAAATATAATTTATTTGGTGTACATATACGCCATTTAATACAGAGAATTATATTTTTGAAGCTATTAAGGCTTCCAATTTGTTTATTTCA